TTCCCCCTCTCTTCTAGGGTACACCTTTAAGTAAGACGCACAATTTTAATATATTAACCCTCTATACTAAAATTAGCTATACTCTACTTAATATGACATAAGTCATAATTGTTTCCATTAACACTCACTATCTATAACAAGAAGCAACAAGAAAATTTTATTTTATTTAATCAAATTCGTCCAAAGCCAAAAGCATGCTATGGACAATCAATTTCTTTGATTTATCCGCCACTAATCGATTATCAACCATCTTCTTATTTTTAACTACTTGTCTATCATGTCTTTTTCTTAAATAATCTAAAGAAGGATATTCTGTATCTTGAATATTATTAAACAAATTATATAAAGCATGTGACCCTTTCATAAGTCTTGACAATTTTTCCATATCCATATGTGGTTTTCCATAAATCTTTACTAAAGTAACATAAAATAATGTACAATAACAATAGGCTTGTCTATTACCCATAGTTAAATATGCTACAGATAAAGTCTTAGCAAACAATCCATCTATGGTACTATTGGCTTTATCTGAATTACCTATTCTAAAAATTAAATCTTCCCATGATCTAAACACATACATATTTTCTAATTCCACATAACCAGCTCCATCTGAATTATCCTCCAATATAATACACATGGAATTTTTTAAAAATGTCACTCCTTTCACTGGATTTTCTGTTTTCCAGACTGGTCCATACCTCTTTGACTTTACTACTCCAAACAAGGGCTTCACCATCATATACTTAAATATCAATCCACACTTTCGCGCATGTTCCTTATAATCTTCTGGTGTCATCCCAAATAACTCAGCACATATTTCTGGCCAACTCAACACCGTATCATCTCCTGAAAAACTATGCATAACTAATTCAGTATCTATAATATCACGCAACAGTTGGTAATGCTCATGATCTTTGTTCCGCTGCAGTACTACCACAAGATACGCAAAAAAAAACCAAATTTTGATAAGCCGTATTTCCATGACTAGTTTCAAATTTTCCAGAAAACATCGTTCCTTTCACGAAATACAATGAAGATAAAGGAACTAGATACAAATATTTAAATACCAATCTAAACACCATATCACCCAGCATAGTCATAGTCAGGTCACTTTCCATTCTATAAAAACAACAAAAAAACATTCCCACAAATACTAATATCCTATAAAGGAGGGATTGATCAAATTTGCTTACATCTCCTTCTATTATTATACGCTTCTTAAGAAACGGATATTTTTCATATATTTTAGCATATTTTTCATAATTTTTGCCATCCGTTCCACAAGCATGATTAGAAAAAATTTCATAAAATCCACCATCAGATAATAGAGTTCCCAATTCCCATCCCGTCCGGGACAAATAATTAAATATACTTTCTAATAATATATAGGACAGAAATATATTGTGGGCCGCTTCTATACAGAATATACGCACCTTAGAATGATAATTTTCCAACTCCTCCAAGGTGAATGATTCTAACGCATTTATAATCTCATTTTTAAAACTAGACTTACATATAGACACTCCAGGAAAAAACTTATTTTTTACTTTTCCACCTTCTACTATCTTATCAGCATAATCTATTATCATATCAGCTATTGGAACCGCCATAGCACGTTTTGTCCTAGGTGGAGCTCCACACTTACAACTATTCCCTAATGAATCCGTCTTAAGTACGGTATAATTTTCAAACGGAACAACTCCCAACGCAGTATCATATTGCATAATAATTTGTATCAACTCGTCTCTCTCTGGTACACGGGCTTCCATAAGTTCTTGAGTTTCTATCTCAACATCCTTCATCATCATAAATAGAGCTGACGTCAATATAGAATTATCTATATCGGGGTCAACGTCATGTCTATTAGCTGTCATACTAACGAGATTTTTATACAAACCAACATCTGTTCTTCCAGCAACTACAGCATTAGGATAACCTTCTCTTGTTCCATAACATACACTATATGCACTATGATAATCAGGCACTTCAACAAACTTTGAATCCGTATAAGCTATCGCTATGGGAACCTCAACTAACATCTGAGGCGGTGGTGTAACTGGTTCATTTTGGTATCCCAATCCTTTTGGTAACTCTTCCATTCGTTCCATATGCTCTGGTTCAAATTGAGTATTAACTACATAAGTCAACATTTTACTATATATTTCCATATCTGGAGCATAAATCATATTTTCACTTAACATATAATAATTAGAATAAACATTATAACACTGTTGAAAGAAATTATAAAAATTGTCATCTTCTATCTTCGGCTCATAAAACTCAGTCAAGACTTTCTTCTTATCCAACTGAGCTACATCTAACACAAACGTCCTATCT